TAGCGGTGTGGGTGATGAAGAGTCGAGCTATGGTCAGGGAAGGCGATTCGACCACCGTGACCCTGAAAGAGTCCAAGCCAGTAAGCGACTGATGGAAGCTCCACTTCACGTTCTCGATCACTACCGAACACCAAGTCCACACCATACAGCCCGATCTCCTCAAAGCCTTCCACCATTGCCAGTGCTATCTGATAGGAAAATGTACAGGAGAAATAATCCGCGAATCCCATCGCTTCGATCTTGTCCATTGGGAACTTCAAGGCATTGGATAAATCTGGCTCATGTGCCAACGTGTAGAGCGGTCTAGGATTTTCATGTATCCATCGCATATCGTCTTCGTTTTGCACGGACATCGGATGCAATTCAAACCACCTGTCAGCACGCAATTGTTCTTGTGGGTCAAGGCACATCACCAGATTACAGGACCACACTTCAAGGTCTGGATCATCAAACGGCAACGCATACCGTAACGGCATCCCACCAATAATCGCTAGCCGTTTACGTCGTGGCGATATATCTAGCTCACCAGCGGCCGCGTCAAGGATTTCCCACTTAGCGTTTAGTGGATGTTCGACGACCTGCTGACTTGCTCTTTGCTTTATTTGATTCACTGGTAGTCTTTCTCTTTGATGCTGTTCGCTTTCGGGTGGTACTTGCTTTCTGTTTGGGCTGTTGAGCTTTCTCCCTGGTGGTTTTCTCAACCAACACCAACGCACAGCGACAATTCGGATGGACGGGCGGTGCGGTTACACCATCGGGATTCAGCTTGGATGAAGTGTTCGGAAAGATGGCTCCGGCATCCATGCTGATCCTCTCTCCTTCGAGTTCTACGCAGAGTGGGTCAACGTCGTAGCCAGCCGTCAGCCATTCACGTTCAACATCATCTCGGTCAAGCAGATTACCTTCAACGGCTTGCTGCCATAGAATGTTCTGTCCGGCATTGGCCGCTTTCGCCAGTTCAGTTCTAGCGATTAGCTTGGCTCTCATTCGCTTATAGGAGCCTTCGATGCGGTATACCTGTCCTGCGATTTTCGCTACGTCATTCGGATACTTCACTCCCAGTTCTTCGACCGTCACACCGCGACGCTTGGCGGCTTTCTTGAGCAAACCTTCTTCTCTGTGGATAGCGGCATTCTTATAGAAAGCGGTTAGCCCGACCGCACTTCGGATATGACGTGCCGTCTTGTCCGAACCCCATCCCTCTTTCACTGACGTGGCGATAATGGACTGGATCGTTTTCTTGTTTTCAATTCCCATCTCGCTAATTAAGAGAGCGGCCTCTTTCTTCGCATAATCGACGGTCGCGTTGTTGACGAGATTAAAACTAATCGGCCCTATGCCGACAGTAATCTGCTTGCCTGTGTCCTTCTGTGTCAGTTGAATGCCTGTCTGGTCGGCAGCAAATGTGGCCCCACGCAGACACATGGAGGCCAACTCGTCTTGGAGCTTGCTCATCGTGTCGAGCCATTCTTGGAGTATCGGATCGATAAAAGTCATCACGCGGTTGCTTTTAACAGCTACCACTAAGTCTTCCAGCGAAATAGATTCCTCGATACCTTTCCATTCACTCAGGAGTCGTCGCCGCATTGACCCTTCGCGTCTGTCAGCGAGTCTGATGAGTGTCGGAAGCCCATCATCAAGATCATCGCCTTCAGCTTTCTTGTCTGCTTCGTTATATGCCTTCACAGGTGGTGGGGTGGTGGCTGGTGTTTCAGGCGCGGCAGGCTTGCCAAGGTCAACCACTTCTGTGCGTGGTGGAGTATTTCCAAGCGACACCTCTAGCAGATTCGCTGGCATCAGGTGAACATCGCCTCTGTCGTCTGAGAGTGGGTCGTAACCAGCGAGTTCGCGCCATTCATCAATCGTCAGAACAGAGCTATTGGTTTTGGCGGCTTCCAGTTCGTGCCGCTTGTCTTCCTGCACAGGTGACTCGTAATCGACAATCAGTCGGTCATCGTATTCAGGAATGAGCCGTTCTTGAAACACTGACCGCAAGAACTCCAAGCGAGGTGTCAAGACATACTTGGCGAACATATAATCAGCCGCTTCAATGGTGGCGCGGTTTGAGTTCTCGATGACTCCAAGAATCTCAGGCGGTAAACCGAACGTCTGGATGATGATGTCTCGTTGCGCTGACCGCAGTTCGCTGAACTGCATCGACCGAAAGTCGGTAGCGAGTTCTTTGACCTCAATCTCTCGACTGACGAAGTAGGGCTTGAAGGCTCTCCAGAAGCCTTGGTTCTTTGACAACCAGTCGTGTTCCAGCCGTTCTACCTCTTCGGGTCGAAGCGGTGAATCAGTGCCACTCTTTTGTTTCGGCGAGATGATGAGGTCTGGTCGTGCGCGATTGAAAAAGAATTGGCGTAGATGACGACCTGCATATTCATTGGTTTCAAGTTCGTCGGCTAACACGTTGCCCAGGCCACTCCCTCGCCCATACGGGTTCGCCGGATTCGGATCACTGAGCCATAGGATTTCGGTTTCTGGAATGTTGCCTTGCCATCCACGAAAGCCAATCTCGTAGTGCCTCGTCTTTGGTGTTGGTGTCGCTTGAACCCAGTTAGGTGGAATCGGCCAGAAGGCTTCCGGTGCTGACAAGCCGTTTCGTTGCTTGAGCAGGAACGCATCACCAATCAAGTCAAGATGCACTTGCACGGTCTTCATCATTGAGCGACCCGTTTGCAAGCTGTTTCCGTAGTTCAAGGCATCAAGCAGAATGTGTTCTTCTACTTCAACCACGTCAGCCATCTTCCGTCTGAATTGAAGGCGTGACTCCAGTGACCCGACTTGCATGGCCCGTGTGCGAACGGCCCGTCCTTCCCTCTGGTGAACGTAGAGGTGCCAGTGCGTGGAAGAAATCGCGGTGGCAATCTTGGAACTACATGCACGCAACCACGGCATCTCTGAATACGCATCAAGGAGATTCTTTGTGCCTTTACGTGGTGCATCGCCTCGCTCGGATGGAAACAGTGCATTCAATAATCCATGCGTGTTGGTGTTCAGTTTTTCGTCATCACTGAACACACCCACCACCGCTTTGCTGGCGGCTTTTAACTTTTCAACGAATGTCGCAGAGCTATCCATAAGTCAACCCTCAGGCCAGTACACGCCATCGTTTTTCAGAGCTTGCGAGATAGTTTTCGTGGCTCTGGTCTGACGAATAGTGTCAAGGCGTTCTTGTGTATCACGCGACGGGCTGTCGAATTCCAACAGCCGCCAATCTTTATTGGCAAACCGACGACGAGCTTCAACAGCTAAGGCCAACGCACAGACACAATCATCGTGCATTCCTGCTGGAGCCGAATACCTTACACCCGTCGGCGTGTATTCATATTGAAAGGACATCAGTTCGTTCGACACGACACCATCGGGATACGTCACCTGGTGATTGCCTATCGCCACGACGAGTCCTTCGATTAATTGTTGCTTGCTGCCACTACTAAACTTAAACCCTTCAAAGTGCGCGCCAGTATTAGAAGCCAGAGCCAACTTCTGCAATGACTCTAACACTGGATCACCTAATCCGGTAGAATCAATTAACGCAGGACGGTCGCCGACCAGTTTCACAATCTCGTTAATCGTTTCATTCCACGGACGTTGCCAGCGATACATCTGCGTGCATCGCCCCGATTGGTCAAGGGCGATACCTACTGTCCAGTCTACTGACTTCGCCAGGTCCCATCCCCATACGACCGATGGTTGAGAAGACAACTCATCAACACAGGCGTCGATGTTACTCGATGTGCCAAACGGACATCCCTCATCGTCAGACGGTTCGGCTTCGTAGAGTTCTTGAAAGGCGGCGGCGTTGCCACGGAAGACACTCTTAGCATCAAGCACTTCGGCTTCATCTAACACGCCAGCGTCAATCGCATCCCACGCGGTGATCTTTGCGTAGTGCCAATCCGGTTCACCACTTTCGGCTCGTCGTGCCAGTTGGTATGCCCAATTCCGTCTGCCCTTGACATTACCAATCACACGCACCGCACCGCCCGTCGCGGTGATAGTTGTCCGTGCCGCGATCCAAGCGTCTTCTTTGCACCGTGTCGCTTCATCAATCACTAGCGCATAGACATCTTCACCATAGAGGGCATCTGGTTTATCGGCTGACTTGAACGCGATGATGGTGTTCGATGGACGAACGTGAATCTCTAAGTTCTGCTCATGGGATTCATACAGACTGGTATCGAGATATTGCTTGAGTCGTTTGAAGGCGATCTTGGACTGTTCACGAATTGGCGCAATCCACCAGTATTGATTTCCGGCTTTGCCCTGAAGGGCTTGCTCAAACAGCCAGATGATGCAGCCAACGGTCTTCCCGCTTTTCGTGCTGGCTTCAATGACGCTATACCGCGCAGGGCAGAAGATGGCTTCTAGTTGTTTGGGGTAGAGCCACGGTCGAGAGTAACGCGCAATCACGGATCGTTCTTCTCTGTCTTACTCGTTAAGAGTCGCTTCACCAGCGAAGCCTGACGGGGCGGTGGGGGAATGTTGAGCTTGATTTCAATCTCGTTATTCTCACCTTGACCCATGTGTTCCACTTTGTCGCCGTATGTTTCACGGCGATGAGCCTTGAGAATAAAGATAGCGGCAAGGTCGCTCTTCTCTCTGGCTCGGTTATGGAGTGACGCGAGGGTGAGGTCGAGTCCATCTTCAATAGCTTCGTTCCATGCTTCTCGAAACTGTTTATTCTTGTCGCGTTCTCGATACACGACTGCGCGACTGACACCAGCTTTGCGAGCCGCGATGGCAATCACAGGCATCACCGCCAGTGTCGCAAGGAACACAGCCTTCCATTCGCCAGCCGACTTCGGGCTGACACCCTTCTTGCGTCCCCCACGTTTCTTTCGTGGAACTAGCGTGATCGGTTTCTTCGTTGTGCTTGACATCAGTGTGGTTCTTATAATAAAGCACGAAGCTCGTGAATACTTCTCATTTTACCGTTCACATCTAATCCGTAGCCGAACACAAACTTATCACCGACCGCGAATCCAGAATAGTCAACGTCGTGATTCTTCTTTACCAATAACGCCGCAACACCAATCGAGGCAGGTTTATATGACGCAAGATAGTTCTTGACGTATTTCAACGTCAGCCCAGTGTCAACAATATCCTCAACGATAATGACATGGCGACCTTCGATGGCGGTGGTGAGGCCACTAACCAGGTTCACCGTTCCTGTGGGCTGCGTGTGGTCATAGCTATTGACCTTAATGAAATCAATCTCAGGATACAGCGGTGTCCGATACCGCTTGCTCTGTCCGGTGGGATGGCTTAATGCCCGAACCAAGTCTGCCATAAACATGAACGCGCCGTTCAGGATTCCAATCAGGACAGGGTCTTTGTCTGCGTAGTCTTTGAGGATCTTCGAGGCAATGTCGCGAACTCTTTGCGCGATGGCACGGTCGGTCTTGTGTAGTGACCCGTCTGTCGGTTTCATTTAGCAAGCTCTAAGAACTCCATGCGGGTCTCGTGGTGGTCTTTGAACTTGCCACGCATTACCGACGACACCATGACCCCATCGGACTTAATACCGCGCATCGACATACAAGTGTGAACACCTTTCGCGATGACCGTCACGCTTGGGCTGTTAGTAACGCCTGACACCTCAGTTGCGATGTCATCGACAAGGCGTTCCTGAACCTGTAACTGATGAGCATACTTATGGCAGATCCGAGGAATCTTCGACAACCCAATCACGCGATCCTTGGTGATGTAGCCCACTGCGATATCGCACCAGAACGGAAGCAGGTGGTGTTCGCAGAGTGACCAGACACGAATGCCGGACACGACCACCATCTGATCGACTGTCACCGTGTCGAAGGTGGTGTCAATCGTGCCTGGATCGTATCCGATAAACTCCTGCCAATACTTGGCGAACCGCTTTGGTGTGTCTTGCAGTCCAGGTCGGTCGGGGTCTTCCCCGATGACTGTCAGAAGTTGTTCGGCGATGTGTT